ATGAGCCTAAAGAATTTTCTTGACATTGACGATAATTAATGTATAATGGCAACAGGAGGACAGATATGAGATGGAATGAATTATACGAATATCTTAAAGATCAACGAGACAATCCAGACTTTAGATGGAATAATCATATCGTTGTTCACAATATGGAAACAGACGATGAGTTTGTTTGTGATACTTGGATTATAAAAGATAGTGCCGATCAAGATAGATTGGTATTGACTAGATTGGAAGAGAATGAATGAGATATCTTATTGCAGATAATGATATGGATATTGTTCTTGATGCTCTTGATTCTTTGCATGAAGACATGAGATGGAACAATAAGAATGGAGACAATGTTGCTCCATATTCTTATAATTTAAAAGAAGTAGAAAGATTGTACTATAGATTTGCTAAAGAAGAGGATCAATAATGGGAAGTGATATTTATACAGAAAGTGCTGTAGCTGTTGAGATGGTAGACTTTCTTCGTAGGAATGCAATTAAAAAGAAAGCCTGTAGAGAATTAATTGCAAACATCTTTTCACATAATAATTATATAGATAAAGACGCTGCTACCAATATGATTAAAAGCAGAGATGGATTCATTGACACATTTATTGCTGAACTTAGTATGGAGCAAGGCGAATACTCATCTGGTTATGAAAATGATCGTGAACGTAATGCTATTATGATCAGAACATTTTGCGAACATACAGGTATTGATGCTGATGATTTGCCAGAGTGGAATATAAGAATATTTGACAACAACAGAGAAACTGGTTATGATATAAGTACTGATGTTTTGTATATCATGTTTGATTCTTACGATTTGTTTGAAACAAAAATGACAAAACTGGGTAAAGAACTTGCTAAGACATTAGAGATGGAATTTATTACTGAAACTACTTGGACTGTTCATAGTTATTAAAGGAGTAATAATGCAGGATGAACTGCGTCAGAGAGTCGAACAATTTATTATTGATTACGAAAATCAGATAAACGATATTGACAATACGGATTTGGCAACTACAGATGTTTTTTTGGAAACCGCTATTGGTTTATTGGGCGAGTGTGTTATTACTAATAAGGAGTCGATATGACAGAAGTAATTGATTTTAATAATGAAGTTTTAAATTTTGTTACAGAAAATTATGGATCAAAAATGTTTGAAAAAGTTACTTCAAAACATAATAAAGAAACCGTAAATAAGATTCTAACAGATTCTAAAAACAATAGTTATGATATTCAGAAAACAGCAAATAAAATTATTGCTATGCTAAGGATAAATCCGTGAGAAATAAAAAGAAATTACATTTAGCAAAAATGCGAGCATTAGAACAATGTTTTTATATGGATGTTCATTCATATATTTTAGCTGAATATCAACCAAGAATTGCTTATCTTTTTGAAAGAAGCGAAACTTCTGAAAGAATTATTGAATTAATTAATAAGTATTTCTGGGGAGGCAATACTGTACAACATACCGCTGGTCATGTAGCACAATTATTAAAAAGCAAATACTCCGATCAATTTACAGATAAATATTGGAACAATTTTTAATGCTTACTTAGTTGTAGATTTAAAAGTAAATATAAAATGAATGACCCATCATTACATACTAAAATAGAAGAAATTGTCAGATTGTGTAACGATAAAATTCAAAAACAATTTAAACATGAATCTACTTCTGGTTATTATAATGATTATGATGACGGCAGAATTGTCGGACAAGCGGCGTTAGCAAGAAGAATAATGAGTGTTATTAATAAGCTGAATAAATGATAGAGTTTTTTATATTTGTAGTGCTATTAATAGCTATAGAAGTAGCTGCACACCATTATTTTAACAGATATGACAGATAGGTGTAAATAAAAGCATCATGCTCATTCATACCTTATTGCACCACAGGTTTTATTATGATACTTATAACCGTTTGCAGGACTTTGTTTTATCAGTTTTTATTATTATTTGTAGGAATATCTATTGGATTTATTGTTAATGCGGAATGGGTAGGATGGAAATATCCTATTGTTCAAAATTCTTTTTACAATACATTTTACCCGATTGATTTTGAAGACGAAGGTGTTCTGAAATTTCTTTATGGTCGAGGTAGATTAAAAGTATTCGGAGTAATGGGCGAATACCGTAATGTGCGAATTATTGAAGAAGCGATGGCAGCAGAAGAATGGTATTGGGTTAAGTTTTCCTACACAGATAAAAGTGGTAATACAAAAACTAAGATAGACCATGTTAGAATTAGATGGAAACCTTGGGAGTATTATTATGAAGATGAAGCTAGGATTCCAATGAGTGGTGAGGATATAGAAAAATATCTAAAGGAAGGGACGCTAAATAGCCGAGATACTGATAGGGCTTTCAGGCTCAGAGATGAGATGAGAGACATGGAAGACATGGAAAATGAATAAGATTAAAAAATTTAACAAGAAGGATAATGTCATGAGGACGTTTTTATTTTTAACAGTTGCACTATGGGGTTCAATAGGCTATACTGGTGAGTGGGTAGCGAGCGTACCAGCACCACCAATGATAGTAACAACCCCTGTTCCTGCTGTTACGTATGTGCTACCAGCACCGACTGTGGTTTATGGATGGGTTCCTTATTATTATAATGTTCCAGTAGTAACAGAAAGACGTTGTTGGTTTCTAAGAAAAGAAAGACAAATTACTTATCAGCCACAATTACAGTGGTATTATCAGCCTTTATACGTGAGATAATCATGGAAACTTCAGGATGCGTGATACTCACAGTATTATCATTACTCTTTCTCGTTGGATCAGTATGTATAATTGTTTCAATATTTTCTACCAATAATAAAGAAACTATTATTTATACTCCTATTATTACTCCCAAGGAAACAACAAAAGAAATAGATGCATATTTATTTGACGAATAAAGGACTACATTATGAACGATAAATCAATTGACAAAGAAGATTCTAAGGATACTATAGAAATACCCAAGGGTCAACAAGAGTTTACTTTCACATATATTATAAGCGGAGAAATTATAAATGGATAATTTATTCTATAAGGCTTTGGAATCTAAATATAAAGCAAAGATAGATGAGTCGGTGGCAGTATTAGAATTATATATTAATAAATCTGTGGGGATAGGCGAACATCCAGATATAGTTGAAGTACTCGATAATTATATGGATATGTTAGAAAGCAATACATCAAAACTAGAATCACTTCAGAAATTGTTTTCTAAACCACAAGCTACAGAGTCTAATTAAATAGTCATTGTTCCTCCAACTTGACATAAAAATATTTTTGTGTTATACTGTAATGAAAGGAATGTAATAAAAGTTTTATGGTAGTAGAACAAGAACAAAAAATAAAAAATAAAAAAGAGATAGTATACCTTGAATCCAAAGAAGATATTAAATCTTTTGTTGTTTTGCATGGTTACGAACATATAATTAAATATATGCTTGAAGACTTAGATCAAATAGACGATATTAACAATACTCAAAGTGTATATCTTTTCCAACTTATTTCGGCATTAGAAAATGTATTAGAAATATATCCAAGATTAAAGAATGTCTGAAGAATACAAGCAAATGAGCAAGAAAGACAAGCTACCTTTAAAGTATGCTTGTTTTCAACCAGAAGTAAGACAACACATCTCACAAGTTCTTGATGGTATAGGTAATTGCAACGAGATTAGAGGACACATTGATGACCTGTATAAATTGATAGAACATCAAATGTTCCGACAGATGAAACAAGAAAAACAAATGACTTCTGTTAAACACATGGAGGCATGGAAAAGATACGATAAGGATATACCTGAGTACGATCCTGAAACTAGGAGTTATAAGAAATGAATTGGACTAATATAAAACGATGGGCTAAGGACAAAGGATATAAAGTTGATAGAGAGAAATCTGGCGACGAAGCCAATCCTTATAATTATGAGTGGAAGTTATTAGAAAATCCTGAAAGAAATGGAACTACTAATAGCTTGAGTAAAATAGCTATGAATATTTATAATGACATAACAGACAACAAACATTTAGAACATCAAGAAAGATATAGACAAGAAAAACTACAGAAAGAAATAGATTATGAAAGATCATCTTGGTGATGATAAGCCAATTAAAAAACAATCAATAACTATTACCACTATTTTAAGTAAAGCTATAGAGGCTGTTGTTGCTTATATTGTTCTATTTTTCTTTAGGCCAGTATGGGACAAACTAGTGAAGTGGTGGAACAAAGGATAAAGTAAATGAGCAATTATTTAAACGTGGACATATCTCCATTCTGGTGTTTCTTAGATACGGGATTTCTACATAATAAAAGTCCCAATATAGAGAATGAAAGAATACCTATAGAGGTATTCTCTTTCACTAGCATACCTCAAAGATGTGCTATGTTTTCAATTATGACAGAATATGGTAGCCAACACGCTAGAGTGCCTATCCACTATTTAAGAGCAGATTCAGACGGGGGTACTGATTATAATTTAGATTGGATACAATTGTGGGATAGTATGAGTTACTATGCTTCTTACAATATAAATGAGTATACAAAAAACAGGGCAGCAAATGTGATGCTAAAAGATCACACTATGCATAAATGCAAATATTTATTTACAATAGATTGGTGTTTTGGCCCTCAGTATAAATCTGGTTATGGAGAAATGGCAGCTGGTCATAAGTGCGGTCATTTCTTTGAGGGTGAAGGTGGACAATATTTTATGCAACCTAATAATAGAGTTTTGTGGATGGATGGAGGCAGTTTTATTAGTAAAACATTTGATAAAAAACCTGACTGGATTGTGTTTGACAAAGAATACAGTTGTGAGCATACCGGCAGTAGATGGGTTTCTGAATCAGATGAAGAAGTTTATTTTTATGATTTTAAAGACAGAGATAAGAAATGAACGACAATATTAAAGTTGTAAGTATTACTCCAGATGCAGAAAAAAACATAGCGTACTGTGCTAGAGTGTCTAACCCAAACAACCAAGGTAGTGATAATATATCAGGATTACTAAGTTATTGTATTAAGCATAAGCACTGGTCTATCTTTGAGATGGCATTTATGACTGTTGAGATTAATACCAATAGAGGTATAGCAGCACAGATATTAAGACATAGAAGTTTTACCTTTCAAGAATTTAGTCAAAGATATGCTGATACAACACATTTGGCAGAAGAGATACCTATGTTCAGTTTAAGGAGTCAGGACAATAAAAACAGACAAAATAGTATTGATAATGTAGATCAGGAAATAGTATTTAAATGGAATAGACAAATAAGAGAGCATTTTGCTAGAGCAAAAGGACTATATGATGAAATGATTAAAGACGGAATAGCAAAAGAGTGTGCTAGGTTTGTATTGCCTCTGGCTACTCCTACAAGATTATATATGAGTGGTAGCCTCCGTAACTGGATTCATTATATAGAATTGCGAAGCGAAAACGGAACCCAAAAAGAACATCAAGACATAGCATTAAGTTGTAAATATATTTTTATGACAAGATTTCCTATTATATCTGAAGCATTAGGGTGGATGAATTAATGATTGAAGTTATTATAACTCCAGAAATATTAACAGAAGCAAAAAAACGAGATGAAGAATATTTTAATCGTTTTGGTCATTCTGGTACTCATCGTACAAATAAAGAAAGACAAAGAATGACAGGATATTTAGCTGAAGCATGTATTCATCACACCTTTCCTCAGATACAGTATAGTGAAGATTATCTAGTAGATTTTATATTAGATTCTAATACAATAGATTCCAAGGCACAAGGATGTAATAGCAAACCATTAGATTTTTATAGTGCAACTCTTTACGAGGAACAAAAAAATAGAGATGCTGATTATTATATATTTAGTAGAGTACAAAACGACTTTGCGGTTGCTTGGATATGCGGAATAGCATCTAAAACTAAATTCTTTCAAATAGCCACGTTAAAAGAAGCAGGACATAAGACTAATAATTTTACCTACGATCAAAGTCGATATGAACTTGAATATAAAAAATTAGGAGATATGTACAAGTTTATAAAATGGCATGAAAGCCAACAACTAATCTAAACATAATCGGTATAATTTCTATTAAGGTTGACAGGCTTGTTCGGTCGATGTATAATCTTATCAAGGAGTTTAATTATGCGTTTCGGCTTATGCTGTATATCTATCGACCTACAAGAACTTGAACAACCTTTACGGTTCAAGACTATGACATTTAAAAGATTTAATCAATTAGATAGGGATGAAGCACTAACTATATTAGGAGAACGTATACTTAACAATATGATTGTTACCAATGCAACGATACAGTATTGTTCAAATAACAATTTGTGTTATCGCATCAGTAGCGATCTTTTCCCTTTAATGACCTATACGGCAGCAAATATAGAATGGGATGAACTGCCTAATTACGACGAGATTGATGCCTCATTCGATGAAATAGCTTACACAATACAACAAACGAATGTTCGCATTAGTTGTCATCCTAGTGAGTATAATGTGTTAGCATCTAACAATACCGATGCCGTTAGTAGAACCGTTACAGAACTAAATTTTTATAGTAGTTTCCTTGACAGGATAGGTTGTCCTGCTGATTATAATTCGCCTATGAATTTACATATCAACAATCGACAAGGAAGTAACGATGAGATTGTGGAAAGGTTTATGCAGAATTTCTATAGACTTGACGATAATTGTCGTAATCGTATTGTTATTGAAAATGACGATAAACTTAATTGCTGGTCTGTTAAGCAGTTGATAAAAGACTTTCATCCGAAAACCAACATCCCTATAACATTTGACTATTTACATCATGCTTGCCATCCAGATGGATTGTCAGAACAAGATGCCTTAGAAGATTGTTATATGGCGTGGGGTGAATACCGTCCTTTATTTCACTATAGTGAGAATATACCAGACCATCCTAATCCTCGTAAACATGCAGATTATGCCTCTAAATCTTTTAATACTTATGGCCTAGACTTTGATTTAGATATGGAATTAAAGATGAAAGATAAAGCAATAGCCAAATATAATGAAGGGATATTAGTCTTATGAGTGGTTGGTTAATAGCCCTTACAGGGTGTATATACTTTTATGTAAGTTTGGAACAAATATACCGAGGTAATACAGGTATGTCGATTGCTTACTTGGGTTATGCTTTTTCTAACATAGGTTTATATATGTTAGCCTCTAAATAGGAGAGAGAAATGAAAGAACCAGAAAAAATACCTCTTGATCCAGAAACCCCAAGACCTAATGAGGTAAAAAAAATACCCATGCCTTCTTTATATCCAGAAAAAATGCAAGATGATGTTTACTCCAGTAATGATAATAAAGAAAATGATTTTTGGAAATTTATTGCAAAGCATCAGGAATCTAGAAAGGAATGGAAAAAATCTACAAATAACACTTAAAATTGGAATTGATCAAATATAAATAAATTGAGTTTTTTAAAAGGAGTTATAAAATGAATGACAACGATAATGAAATTACAATCGAGAATTTGCTATATAAACAAGTAGCAAAACCACAAAATCATTTTGCCACAAAAGTTATAAATGTTTATTCTAATAAATATAGAATCAATATATATTGCGAAGAAGAAGATAAGCGAGAGATGTTAATTAAGCGTAAAATATGCGCAAGTTATTTTTGTCAATATAAAGGTAAGTCTTTAAATATAATTTATGGTGAACAAAAGACTAATCAGATTTAACAAAAACTTTTTCTATTATAACCATCGTGCTTTTTATCCATAAATGGTAATCGCTTATTCTGGTATGACCACTATAGTCGCCATAATCAGAGTCAGCTTTACCGTCCTCGGAAAAAACGCATGAATTTATTCCTGCTAGTTTATTGTCAATGAATAGACCTCCTCCGCTATCTCCACAACATATTAAAAACTCAAGAGATGTTACTGGAGAATCAACTATGGAGCATATTAAGATATTATCTCTTATTCTATTAATTACATTTGAACCTGCTCGTCTTTTATTGTCGAAGTTTTTAGACCCATAACCTTTTTTAAAATCTCCATAATATCCAAAACCAGATATGCTGCATATTTTTTTATTTTCGTCTTGTTCTTCATATAATTGTGGATAAAAATCTAATTTTATTGGTCTTTGTAGTCTAACTAATGCTATATCATGTTTGCCAAATGTTTTGGGGTCATATAAAGCGTGTATTGCTGATATTGCGGCAGGATATGTTTTTCCTTTATATATTACAAACTGATTAATAGAATTAGATACAACATGGGCAGCAGTTAATACATAATTTTCATTTATAATAACGCAAGAACCTCGAAAGACAGAATTTAATTCATCTCCTAAGACACCCATGATGGGTAAAACACACTCGTGCTTTGCACCATATTCTAGATATTGTTTGTCAGAATTACTTGGGTCTATAGTTCCAGCAGAAACAACAGAGAACAAAGAAAAATAAGACAATAATAATAATGCTAATATTTTATACATAATTTTATCTCCACATATCATACACCAAATACCGAAATAAACTAAATTCGATCTTGACATATGACGATAAGTATGTTATACTAGTAAAAACAATCTTTCACAGGAGACTGATTATGCCAAAAGGAAAAAAGACTTGCGAGAAGTGTGGACATCAGTGTGGCCCAAGAGCATATATGTGTTCAGAGTGCCAACATCCTTTTATGTTTGCTGTTCAGAGTAAAGAACGGAAAACAACTAAGATGATTAGAAAATTTGATTGGAGAGAATTACAGAAGGGTGATAGAATTAAAGCTACTGGAGGCCCATACTCTGTTGTAGACGGCGAGTTTATTCCTATGGGATGTAGAGGTAAGTTTACGGTGCTAGGTCTTGATAAGAACGGCATAATAGCCTATGGAGCAAAAGAAGGAGGCTTCTGCCATATATGGATGGGGAAGGATGAACATAGCAAACTAACTGGGCTTTGGAGAACAAAACACAGGCTTGCTAAAATGCAATCAAAACAACTTAATAAAAACAAAACATTCAGTGCGGTATAACTAATTAAAATATTGTTTTCCTGATTGGAAATAATTAATTGACAAATCATACTAACCAGCTACTATAATAAAGTTAATTGAACTACTTACTGATGGCGGTAGTTCATTTATGAGATAAGATGCCATCTTTTTTCAAGGACAATAAATAATGACTAAACAAGATCGTGTTATTAACTATTTGACAAAAGGCAAAACACTAAGTCAAGATAGTGCATACTCTATGTTTGAAGTAGGTAATCTTCGTGCTACTATTAGTGATATTCGTTCTACATTAAAATCTCAAGGATACAATGTTGTGCGATCCACAGGCAGATATGGAGAGACAAGATACGGAGTATCTGTCGTAAAAAAGAAATCTAGAAGTAGAACTAAGTAGGTAAGCTAATTAAATAGCGGCAGTCTTTCACTCCAAGTGTTGTTGTTTGTTGTGTTCCTCATTGACTGCCGCTATTTTTATAACATACTAATCTCAAACGCAGTAAAGTACAATGGACAGAATACATCCTGCAACTTACATATTGTGGTTATTACTTATGGCTAGTATAGCAACAAATTTTGTACAAAGTTATCAAATACAAAAACTTGAAAAATCTCTAGCACCTGTTATAATTAGACAAAATATAGAATTTTTCGATCAAGCACCAGAAGAAAGGGTTATATGAATTTATTTAATATACTTGAAATAACTGCTGGTGTATTACTAGCACAACTAATCATTGGGGGCGTAAAGGCTTCGACAGGTAGATAGAAATATAGATCGCATCGACTAGTTGATCTCTTGGCTAGTATAAAAAGAGATTATGTTTTTAATTGCCGATACTTCTGTATTAGCACTCTCCGCTTAGGTGAGAGGGGTTGTATAAACCTTTTTACCCAATTATGCTGACTCCGATAATCGGATAGGGTTGTCCTACCTGAATTAAGAAGGT